TCCTCACTCCTTTCATTGCTTTGCATGTAGATTTAATTGTGGTATATTTCAGAGTATTGGTCGTGTCGGTCACGCTTCTAAGGATGGCCCTTAATTGGGCTGTCCTTTTATTCAATTGTCAAAGTTACTTCGCTGTAGGCTTAACCGGCTCATTTTTAACAGTTTTGAGTTCACATTCAAATGTAGTTTTCTCGATTATGCCTGATGGGTAACTCTTTAAGAATTTCTGTACCACAGGAAGTTCTAACACTTGCTCGTTAGGTACTTCTTTATCGCTGAATATCAGCTGTTCGTTGATACAAGCATACTCACATCTGCTTATCTTGATTGACATTGTCAATTTTACAATGAAGGCAGTTCCGTGTGCTACCATCTTCGGCGATGGATCAAAAGAATCTGGTCTTTTTGGTCTACCACGCTTCCTTGTAGGAGTACTCAGCTTTTTGGACCTGAATAGTTTCAACCAATCAAACATTGCAAATACCTCCTATGAGAACTTGAGTTTGTATCCGTTGTAGTTCCATGCTTCTTCAAACACTTCAACGTCACACTTGATAGGCATCTTAGTTGCTAACAGATCAGCTGCTCCAATCATAAGCTGTCTTACTCTTTCGCCAGCCTCATGAATTCTGTCTTTAGGCACCTCAACCACAACTTCGTCATGAATTGTCAGCACTAAGTGACAATCATTCTTAGTGAGCCATTCGTCGTAATAAATATCACGCATGGCTCTCTTAGTGATATCAGCGGATGATCCCTGAATGGTAGCATTAACTGCCTGACGCTGTGCCTCTGATCGTATGAACTTGTTTGGATGATTCAAGTCAGGCAGTCTTCTACGCCTATCATATATCGTAGTAACATACCCCAACAGAGTTCCCAGTCTAACAGTTTCATCAATATACTGTTTAATGTTAGGATACTGCTGGAAGAAGTTATCAACGAACTGCTGTGCCTGCCTAGCGTTCAATCCAATTTGTTGTCCTATCGATGCCGCCTGCCTTCCGTACATCAGTCCCAATAGAACGCTCTTCATGCTATCACGTCTCATCTTGGCTTCAGGGCCTGTCGCTTCCAGACATAACTCATATGGTACATTATATACCTGCGATGCCATCAAACTGTACAAGTCTTTACCTGTATTGTACGCATTCAACATAATGTAGTCATCGCATCTATATGCCAGTATACGTGGTTCTATCTGGCTGTAGTCACTTGATATCCAAGCATATCCTTTCTGAGGTACAAACAGATTTCTGATACGGCTGTCATCTTTGCCTGTTTCCTTGTTCTTATGAGACGGAATATTCTGGAGATTTGGTTCGCTACTTGAGTACCTTCCAGTTCGAGCCCCATGACTATGAAAACGTCCACGAAGCTTTCCGTCTTTTGGGCTCAGCTGAGCCGGGATTGAGTCGATGTAAGTATTCAACAGTTTTGCAGTACCTCTGTAAAGCAACAACTTTTTTAGAATATCAAACTGAGGATACTTCTCAACCAGCTTCTCAATAATTTCTTCTCCAGTCCCTCTATCTGGAACTTTATCCTTACCTTTAGTAAACGGAACACATCCAAGTTTGTCGTATATGATGCTTGCCATCTGTTGGGGAGAACCATAGTTGATATTGTGCAGTCCGTATCTATTTCCAAAGAAATCGTCCATTTCTTTTTTCAAACTGATCAACAACTCTGTGTACTCATCATGCAGACTTCTAGCAGTATCAGTGTTGATATTAACTCCACGTTGTTGCATCGAGGACACAACTTCGATTTGTGGAGCCTCAACCTCGATATAATGCTTCAACATGTTCTTGTACTCAGGAGCAGATAAATATTTCCTTTGCCACTCAAATACTGCGTCAGTTCTCTCAGCATCATAACACGCATAGATATATCCTACGTCGATGGGCACAAACGCAAAAGAAATTCCCTCAAACAAACTGTCGAATGTTTCATCTTTTCCGTCCTCCTGCAGAACAAACTCAACATACAGCTTTTTAAGGGAATTATCCTTATGGTTCTCGTCAATCGCATTCATAAAAAGCAATGTGTCCCAATACTGACCACGTACCCGTAAGCCAGTATTGTACTCAAGAACCTGATTGTCACATGCGTTGTACTGATGTGTTATCTTCTTGATTTTTGGATCTGTAAACAGTTCTCCGGCTACCTCCGCAAACTCCTCATATGTGATCTGATTGGGAAGAATGTTTCGCCGGCTATCGCAATGTATAAACGGTATATAGTAATGCTGATCAGTTGCCTTATCAGTTAAACTTATACCAATGAGTTTTGCCAACTCATAGTTCAAGTTGTCAAACTCTGAGTCCCACGGAAGCATTCCAACCTGTTTTATGTTTTTTACTACTTCCCACAGTGTATCCTTGTCCCTAATAACATGATAATTCGGTTTTGCTGTGAGCCGGCCTTGTTTTACCAAGTTCTCAATAAGAATAATTTTCTGACGCAAAATCGAATACTGTGGAAGCACGATAGACGGCTGATACTTCTTGGAGTCTGCTACCTTCTTTACTGCATTTTGTATACCAGCCTGTAATTGTGCTTTATTTGGAGTTGGTCTCTTTGGAAGTGCAGAGAACAAATCGTTCTGGCGTATACCACCACTCAAAATTAATCACCTCTCACGTTTTAATAGCACTTCTAAAGAAAAGGGTGAGCTAACTGGTACAAGCTCACCCTCTTCTATTATCCGGTATTAGAACATTTTGCCAGTCTGGCCACTGGACTGAGCCTGAACGCCATATCCGGTAGGAGCTGAGAGATCAATCTCCTGAAGCAACTGCTTCATTTCTTCCTGGTCTTTGTGCATTACAAAGGCAGCTTCCCCGATAATTGGGTCCCTCTCAATAGGTTCAGGATTCGGTATAGGGTCAAGCGGGAAGAACTGATACTTGGTTTCCTTATCGCCCTTCTTGCCGTGACGCTGGATTTCATAATACCTGTTGTCAAGGCGACCGTAGCGAGTAATCAAACCAAGGATATTCGGGATTTCATTTTTACCCCTATCCCAGAGCTTCTTCTTGTTGTCCCTAGTGTCCAACACTGTGAGGAACATCCTTACTGTAGGTTTGTGTCCAGCCTGGCACAGAGGACATGCCGTCTTTGCAGGTGCCAAACAAGCTACATACCTGTCTTTTCCAGCCAGCTTTACTTTATGTACCACGAAAATGTCAAGATCCTTGTCATCTCCGTGAGCAAACCTGACCTTTGCGATCTCCTCATCGTTCTGGATGCTGAAAAAGTTCGCACTTGATGAACTATATTTGTCCATTGCCTCCTTAATCGCATCAATACCGGTAATTCTCAAATCTGACATAGTGTTTTACCTCCTAGTGAGTTTGTAGTTTTTAGTTCGCACTCTTTTTGGAGTGCTTACATATATATGTACAAAAATTCCTACGGTTTTTTAAAGTGAATTTGTAAATTTTTCAGCAAAAAGCCCGGACTTAAACTTTTTTCTGAGTCTCTTGAATATGTTTGGAATCGCCGCGATGGTTAATCCCATTTCTTCAGCTATCTCACGATATTTCAAACGATGTGGTTCAGTTAATAATATCTTGCAAACTGCGTATTCATTATCATCAAGTGTATGACGTATGCTTTCCAAGAATAAATTAGTTTCAACATCTTCGATTTCAGATGTGTTTACTGCCAATATATTTGTCAAGGTATCATTTTCCACATTGTCGTTATCTGACTGATACTCATAATCTAAACTCAAATCATTATTCCGATTTGAGTTTATAAAGTTGATTAAAGCGTTATCTAAACATCTGCTAAAGAATGTGATGAACTTAGTGTTCTTTGATTCGTCGAAATTCTCCAGACACTCGAGAAGTTTATCCTCATACAGGGCTAACAACTCTGACTTATCCGGATAGTTGGTTTTTGCATAGAGATAATAATTAAATGTGCCCCTTAATTGGAAAAGTATTATTCGGAGTAAGTTTTCATTTTTGGAAGTTCGATACTGCAAAACACAAGTTTGTAAATCAAATCGGTCCGCTCCGACCATAGAATCATAGTAGGTAGGATTTTGCATAAAATGCCTCACTCTCTCTTTAGTGTTTAGGGTTAACCGGAAATTGTTGTCATCGAAAATATTGGGACATGCTCCAACATTTTTCTACAAAGTCCAACAACAATATATTACACTTTATACTATAATTTTACTAGAAAATCCGCAGGTTTACAACAAAATTTTTAGTGAATTCGGATACATTTTGCATAAAATTTAGCAATGATTTATGTCACCATTCTACTGTAAATATAGTCTATTTGTTCTAGAGTATGATCGTTAGCATCATTTAATTCTGGAAACAAACTGTAATCCGGTTCACGTATTCTAAAATGATTATATGTCTGCTGTTTTATTATCTGTTGTGCCTCCATTCCTGGATCGTCATTATCCATCCAGAGTACTAATTGCCGTATACCGTATCTCAGAAGTAATTCCTTCTGTTGTATCGTCTTTTTAGTCTTATCCTCAAATAATATTCTACCAAGAAGACTAACAGCCGGATATCCACATTGCATTAGATACGCGGCATTAAACTCTCCTTCTGTTAAAGTCAATCCATATTTTTTATAATTCTCCTCTAATTTTTTATTACTACATGTTCCGTTATTTATTGCTTCTAATAATTTTAAGACGTGATAAAATCCATACAATAAATATTGCTTTGGTATTCCTGCCTCGTTTAAATATTTATCTACGCCGGGCGGTGGATTAAGTAACCTTTGCTTTATAAACACTAAACCACCTTTGTGATCCCTTACGGGCATGGTTATTGTGTTATTTTGCAGATTTACCCCATACTCGTAAAAAAGTATAGTGTTTAAATCAAATTTTCGCTGTATTAAATAATCGCTTGTATATCTGTAATTGTTTAAAATACTTTCGTCCATATAGGTATATGGGGTAGTTCCAGGCGGATTTCGATGAAAATTGAGTTTAATGTCTGGGCGCTGAGCAATATCCATCGTATTATATTTACGAATGATGTATCGCTTACCAAAATCTCTCTGATTAGATCCCCAACAGTATGAAACAAACTCAAAAAAGTCGGCAGTATACCCACAAGTAAAACAATGAACAGTACCAGCTGGGTACTGTTTTCCATTTCTAATAACATCTACTTTAGATATACCGCAACTTGGTTTTCTCTCCTGTCCACCTTTATGAACTGGACAAGTTATCAATACGTCCTTAGTAGTTGCCTTATTCTTAACTTCAGCTATGAGATTGATTCCCTGAGCATGTAAATCAGCTTGCAACCCTTGAATCATCTCATAAATGTCAGCCAATATAACAACTCCATCTAAGGTTATCATAATCAATCCTCCTAAACTGAAACATGATTCCATGTCCTATTATTTCTAATAGAGTAAATAGTGTTCAAGCTAACCCCAAATTTTTGAGATATCTCTTTTACACTAATACCATCTTTTAATAATTTTTTAATTTGCTTGACTGATGATTCTGATAAAACTGCATTAAAGTTTCTTGATCCAAGAAGTTCAGTATGATGAATCTTATGATATTGTTGCTTTATTTGGCTTCTAAGAAGTCTAACTTTGTTAGTAGGTCTTCTACCTATTTGTTGATTATAACCATATTCTGATTTATTCGATTGGTAATAAAGTGTCCAGTAAACTTCTCGGGATAAATCTTGAGTTTCTTCTAATACTGAGAATTCAAAATCGCATTTGTTTGATCTCCAATCAGACAACATTTGATCGCAATAATAAAGATATTTCCTATCAGTACTTTCTCTACTTAAATTTCCTATATGATTTCTTAATCTTCGATTCATATTTTTAGAGAACCCGATATATCTCTTATTATTTGATTTATTATAAATACAATACACCCCGGAAGTTGTTGGAATATTACGAATTTCATTAATATAATGATATTTACTCGACATACAATATTTCCACCTTTCAAAATAAATTATCCTTGATTGAGGAAGCATTCAATGGACGAAACACTCCATAGTTAATATTCCACGTATAAAGAAAATCCATACCCTTTTGTCCATATCTGTTCTTTATGATGCTACATTTAGCTCCATTCTCTATTTGAGTAAATGATAAACCACGTGTAGCGTTCTGCATAATAGCGTCTGCTCCAAAAGCATCTTCCAATGTAGGTGCCGCATTAGGATCCTTCTTTTTCGCTTCTGAAGCTTTTCTTAAAGCCTGATGTACTGCTAAAACAGGGCGTTGATAATCTTCTGTGAACGTAAAACAATCCTGGCTTATGTTACCATAACGAATACGTTCTTCTCTTCCTTTTCTATCGTCGTCCATGAGCGACAACTGGTCTAACCCCCAGATATCGAAATCGTGTCTATCCTGGAGAATCCTCATCTTGTTTACACTCATTCTTCCCATCAAATCTTTCTGAGTAAATATTCTAAACTCAGGAAGGTCTCCGCTCACTAATGCGTCAATGTACTGCTGATACTCTTTGAGAGTCTTTGCACCAACTTCAGGAACAGAGCTGTCGCCCAGCATTGGATCTCCACCTACTAATTGCGAATTACCAAAATGCTTATACAAAGTGTCGAATCTGAATCCCATCATTAAGTGACTCATTTCTCCGGAATACATTCCAACCTTTTTACCTTGCAAACATGCCTGTATCAAATAAAATAGTAACAGCCATGATTTACCTTCGTTAGTTCTTGCAATGATGACTACAAAGTCCTCTGGTAACCAGCCATGCAACGCTTTGTCCATGTTTTCGTCGCCAGTTCTTATACCAAGCAATCCATGAAGCTCGATACGTTTTAAATAATCCTCTAATCTCTCATTAGCTCCTCTTATCAAACACTTACCATTACCTATATCCGATTTTGCAAACTTATACAACTTGTCGAACTGCTCTTTTGCATATTGAATCGCATCAAAACTATTTTCTTTACTCTTTTCAGCAGACTTTTGTAAGTGTTCAACAAAAAGCGAATAACACCGCTGTTCATGCAACTCGCTAAACATGGTGTTAATCGCATCCCCTGTTTCAAACATCGGAAAGTCAGGAAAATCGTACGCAAACTTTACCTTATCTGGAACTACTCCTTTACCGTCACGTATCTTTGATTCGTTCCAATACTTTATTATGTAGTTGAATTCTTTTTCATAACCAGGAAAATAACTCTCATCTATTTGATGATCAATCACAGGTTGAATGCTGTTGTTATTCAGCATCCAATTTATGAATTGCACCTGTATTATACTCGCACCCAAACCACTATTATTGTTCTGTTCTTCAGACATTTGATAACCCCCTCCATGACGGTCCCTTAAACTCAAGGGCTCTAGCATCTTTTATACGATCGTACACCCGTTCATGTAAGTTTTCCATCATCTGCTGTTTATTGCAATTACTGGTGTAAATAGTGGACAAGTTATTACTGTACCTTTCGTCTATGATAGTAAGCAATCGTTCCCTAACCCAATCAGAAGGTCTTTCTGCTCCTATATCATCTATGATTAACAAAGGTACTGTTTCGATCATCTTTAATCTTTCCGGCCATTCTGGAGTCGGATTATTAAACTGCTGACGCATTTCTTCAAAAAACTTAGCAGTCTTTATAAAGTGAACAACTGGCTCAAGCGTTGTCCTGGATGCCATTTCTCTTATAAATTTATTCGCTATGGCACAAGCCATGGTAGTCTTTCCATTTCCTTTTCTTTCGCCCCAAAGTAATAAACTATTTCCGCTATTAACCCAGCTTATTATATCCCCTGATATGATCTGTGCAATTTCTTTGTACACTTTTTCATCGGGGCCGGTGGTTGTTAAAATAGCGGGGTACTGGTACTTCTTTGGAATATTGCTGAACTTATAGAGTATCTCTAAAACGACGTAACCCTCGCAAAACTGATTACAGCCGGGCTTGTTATATCGTTTACAATATTTTTCAGCCCAACAGTTCTCCATACGTCAACCTCCTTTACTTTAGTGGTATTTCAATTTCAAATCCGTCACTGTCAACTACCCACAGTTTTTCCACGACATAGTGGTCCCTAAAATATTGTACTTTACTACTATGAATAATGTAAATACTTTCTTTGTTTTTAAACCACTGTTCGGGATCAAATGTTTCAGAGTAAATACAGAAGTTCTGAGTTCCCCACCGATTCATAGTACCTTTTGCTCTAACTAGAGTATTCAGCAGGATGACTCTTTTATGATCATGCCACTTAATTTCCCATAAAGGTTCCTTCATTTCAAACTCTAAAGAACCCCATCGATTATTCGCCCATGACTGCGAGCTGGCTTTTCTAGCCTTTTCTTCAGCTTGCCGTTTACGCTCTTCTTGTTGTCTTCGTATATTTTCGTAGTCAGTGTATCTTCTACGATACGCATCTGCTCTATCTCGATCTCGTTTTGCCGATTCTCTTGCCATTCTAGTAAAGAACTCCCACAAGTCGTCAAAGTCGAATGAGGGGTCTTTGTATCCAGAGCATCCCGATGTCTTATTCTCTGGATTAATCGGTGAGTTACGTCGATACTCATCTGCATCTATATTATGCTTTTTACATATCTTTTCAAATAAAGAATTAGCATTATTCTTTTCGCCCTCGGTTGTAGCTGAATTATAATACATCCTGAGTAAGGCATCGAGTTTATCAGCAGTTTTAGTATCTACCATATGTATTCCCCTAACTCACAGATAACTTGCCCTTTACTGCCAATTTATCAGCTACCTCATTATACATTATACCACAATGTCCTTTTACCTTTTTCCATGTAACTTTTAATCCCTTTGACTCAAGTTGTTCAACTACACTAATAATCTCCTCCCATAAATCTCGGTTCTTAACATCTTCTCCAGTAGTAGAAGTTTTCCACCCGTTATACTTCCACTCCAGCCACCACATCTGGAGGAAACAATTTGTTAGATAAGCACTATCGGAGACTACCTCAATGGTGTTATATACTATAGTGTCTAGCTCCTTGTGTCTTCCTTCTAAAACTGCTCGCAAGCCCTCTAACGCTCCCGTCAGTTCCATACGTTGGCTCGTAGTTGGCGCCACTCCAGCCCATTGAGTACACATCAACATTTTATTGTACACAAAGACTGACGACCAGCCACCCGGCTTCTTTGGGTTATGGATATTAATTGCTCCGTCAGACCAGATCTGAAGAGTTCCGGGACCTAATTTATGCTTAGATAACAGTTCACTTGCATAAGGACTAGGGCCAAGTGACGTAAATTCCCCATCGTGTTCAATCTCATTCCGCATATCGTAATCCCTATCAAAATTCATATTATCCCTCCTTTAATTTTATATAGTTAGAACATCATCTGTTCGCCACTAGCTGTTGGACGCTCTTCCACAATATCCATTTGTTCCTGAGTTTTCATAGTCTTTTCAAAATCTGCAGAAAGTTTGTTTATAATCCATGTTTGACTCAAATGCCATATCGCAGGTTTTGGATACTTTGGGTCGTAAAATAATCTTTCATAGTTTTTGATAAAGTGCTCCATCATTGGGATAAACACATCAACATCATATTGCTCTAATCTATTTGAAATGATATTAGGATCTTTGTTATTTTTCCACTCAATTATATACGGTAATCCAGGATAGGTTATTTCAACTAAATGTTTGAAGTAAACACAGATCTCTCTAGGTGTAACTTTATCGTAATTTCCAGCAGTTATTCGTACTATTGGATCCTCTGAAGACCATCCAGGGCCTTTAGTCTTTTTCTTCATTACTATTTTTCTACCAAATGATAACCCTTCCATGTCATCATCTAAGTTTATCTCCGCTTTTTTCTGTTTCAATTGCTCTCCACAGAACTCATAAAGCTCTTTATTCTTTATTAAGGATTCCTGAGCTTTACTAATAATTTCTTCTGGATCGACAATTCCGTCAGCTTCCAGGATTGTGCTTGATCTGTTACCAGTGATGATGTATTCTAAATCAAACTCTTTTTCGCTAACATCTATCATTCCTTTTGCTGTTTGTACTTTTATGGTGTTTAATCCGGATATTTTATGTTTGATTTCGATGTTTCTTGTGAGGGCGATTCTTTTTCTATCTGCCTCGCTCAATCCCGGAAGTATATTCAATATATACAATGAAGTTCTTCCTGCATCTGGAATGATATTACGATATACAATAACTACCATACCTGCCTCAACTAACCTTTTAAGGTGTGTTTGTACAGCTCTTTTCTTTAGCCCCATCTGTTCAGCAATTTTGTCAAGCGACGGTTCGCACCAGCCTTTTCGTTTACCATCCGACCCTACATGATCATACGAACAAAGAATCTCAAACAGTACTTTCTGTTGAGGAGGAATTTTACCGTTGCGAATAAAAGAATTTGGAAATATGCAATAAGGAATTAAATCTTCAAAACTCATGTTGCTTCTAATCTCCATTAGATACGATCCTCCTTATAGTTTGCTATAACTATATACAACATTTCAACTTGAAAAATAAACAGGCTCGCGAATTATTTTGCGAGCCTATTTGGTGGCAAAAATTAGCGTTCTGTTTTCTTTACTACCATGACTTCGAAGTTGTTTACCTGATCGCCGACTTCTTTTGTTACACGATTCCATGCACCTTCAAATGCATCATCTGTAGTATCCTTTGGAGCGTCCAGCTCAACTGTCATTCCAGCTGAAGCTTTTATCCAGCTCTTATCTCCAGTTGCAAGGCTTACTCCGAATTCCACTTTTACTTCCTTTACCTTCATTACAGAGCACCTCCAAATGCGTCAACCGCTTCTGATTTTTTTCTCTTCGGTTTCGGATTCAAGTTGAACACCGGAACAATGTTGAGTATCTTACACTCTGAAAGCTGTTCCATAGTGATTCTTCCCTCAGCTACTAATTTAGTAATTGCATCAGGATTTGAAACTTCTTTCAGAGCATTGCGTTCAACAATCTCTTCAGGAGTCAACACTTCTTTGATCAGCTCCACGAGCTTTTCTTCATTCATTGTGCTTCTATCCTGATATGAAATGAACATCTTGTGCCCTTCGAACGGAAAATCCGAGATTCCGTGAGATACTAAGAAATCCTTTATCTTCGGACTCAGCTTCTTTTCTTCCTTCTCCAGCTCGGATTTCTTTTTCTTTATTTCGTCCAACCTGTCAAGATCGCTCTTAGTAAAAGGGGCAACAATCTCTGTAGGAGCTTCTTCTGAAACAGCTCCACAAGCAGGACATTTACCCTCTTCCCAATCATCTTCCTGACGTACTGCACAGCACTCAGGACATTTCAAATACCTAATGCTTAATTCCTCTGCCATTTGATTTCCCCCTAACACATTTTATTATAAATATCATTATAGTTTTCGATCAAATCTCGTACTATCTCTTCCCTAAGAGGATATTCAGATTCAAAATTAATGTGAACTGTTGAACCGATATTACCTCTATGTTTGAAGTTTGCTCCATGACATTCGATAACATATATAACCTGAGCTATCTCAGATTCTGTTATATCAGTAAACATCAATCCACTTAACATACTATTTATCCTCTCTTATTCTTTTAAATACTGGAAACCGTAACGAAGGGCGTCCAGATTCATTTGTGGTTTTTTCGAAGTATTGAACTTC